GATTCCTGCGAGTCTCCCTTAATGGGAGGTTATCGCGGGCACCCCATCCATCATGGGTGGTTGACTGCACCCTGACCTTGGGCCTATCCAAGGTTTTGTATCGCTCTGTCGCGTATGTTCAACGCGGCGTTATGGTCAGCGTTATCACTGTGTCCGCATCTCAGGCAGTCGAATCTAGCGTGGTCACGGTTCCTTGCGTCCACGTATCCGCAACGGTTGCATTTCTGGCTCGTGTAGGCCGGGTCAATCATCACAGTCCTAATCCCGTTCTGCGCAGCCTTATACGCCGTGAACTCCTGCAATTGGGAGAACGGCCACTGGTTGAGCATATTGCGGCGCATTCTGCCGGTCTTGGTACCTTTTCTCGCCTGACGGCGGATGTACGTCAAATCCTCGAACGCTATGACACTGACATTCGGAGTGTTCGCCAATTGTTTAGACGCGCGATGGTTAGTGTTGCGGATGAACCGCTCTTCCCGATGTCTCATTGCCCTCAATCGGCGGTGGGCGCTTCGGGTGCCTTTTTCCTGCAACGTTTTCCTATTGTGTGCGTAACGGCGTTTCACTCCTTGCATGTGAGAGTAAGAGATTTCACCTCCTCTCGAATCCACGAAGAGAGAGTGCTGCCCCAAGTCCACGCCCAGCACGTCACCTTGTTCGACGAGCGTGGACTGCGGCAGTCGGTATATGAGCATGATGCTCGCACTGTGACCGTCCGGGTTCAGCACGAGTTTCGCTGCATTCAAGCTGCGTTCGGGATACCTGCGGTCGAACCAGTCAGGAACGTCGGGCAATAGTATCCGCTGTCGTTTCTCCCCGCGCGTGGCGCTCAAAGACAGCAAATTGCCCCGTAAGGACATGACTCTCAAATCGTAGTTGATGGTCTTTTTCCTGCGTGATGCCTTGAGGTTCCACTGGCGTTTCGGGTGGTTCGAGTTCCACGAGCGCACAGCACCTGCCGCGTCGCGCATGGCTATGCAAACGAACTGGGAGGGGAGTTCGGGATACTCGGCGCGCAGTCTCGCGTAATTCTCCTTCTGCATTCTGGTGCGGTTGATCGAATGGTTGTTGTTGCACCATGAGACGAGCGAACCCCACATGCGATTGTAGGAGTCGGCTAGACCGTCGAATATCTCGTACTGTTCGGGAGCGATGTCCAATGAGAGCACAAGAGTGCGTTGAGGAATGACATTCACGATGCTTTCCCTGCGTTGCGCCGTCTTGCTTTTCGTGGTGGACATGCCTCTTATGCTAACGTAGGTTTTATGGACATGCAACGAAATAGTCACCAAGTCTATGAACTTGGCTACCACATCATCTTCTGTACCAAATACAGGCACAAGGTTCTTACCGGAAAAGTTGAAATAGCATGTCGCAACGTCATAGCCGAAACCTGTGCCGCGTACGGGTGGACATTGGAGGAGATAGAGGTCATGCCTGACCATGTCCACATGTTTGTCACCGCCAGCCCGCAGACTGCCCCGGCAGAAATCGCTAGAACAGTCAAGGCCATCAGCGCGGTCAGGATATTCACCCAGTTCCCTGCGCTCAAAGGACGAAAGTTCTGGGGAAGCGGCCTATGGTCACCATCAACCTACTTCGGAAGCGTCGGGCACATCAGCGAGGATACTGTCAGTCGGTACATCCAGACCCAAAAGGAAAGAGCATAGATCAAACGACGATTCCTCCCCGCCCACGAGAGGCGGGGAATCCTCGCAAACGAATCTTGAAACGAGTCAACGAATAGTGTTGCACGTTCCTATAACTGGCAGTATCATGAGCGTATGAGCCGAAACCGAAACCACACTAACCAGCAAATTAAAGCGTGGGTACTTGCCTACTACAAGGCCTACGGATGCTGGCCCACCCAACGCGAAACGCGCGTCGCACTCCGATGCTCTATTGATCGCGCAGTCATTGCGATCAAGGAAGCTAAAAACGACCTCGCTAACGGGGCGGAACAAAGGTTCGCTAAAGCCCTTGCCATATACGCCGGGTTCCGTAGCTTAGAGGACGCTTTTACACACATTGACACTTTGACCGAGAAGCCGGTAAGTCGCCAGAGAAAGAACGACCTGCGGGCCTTAGTCACAATCCTCACTGGCACTGCCCCAAGTTACAGCCTCACCAGCGAGGAGCTGCGCGACATAATCCGTGCCAAGACCAAACCAACACCAATAACCAACACTGAAGAGGAGTAAGCCGATGTTCGCAGCCGCTTTCCTCAGTCCATCGCTACCGGTAGTGCTTACTCTCATTACTGTGCCCGCAGTTCTATGGGTGATTGCATTCGCTTCCAAGGTGGCGACCAAGCGCCTAGCTAAAGAAGAAGGAGACCCCTCTGGGGTTGAGATGAGTCTTTATTGGCTCCGCACTCTCACTAGCGGACTAGCGACCGTATTCGCAATACCTCTACTGCCCTACCTTTTCTTCATTGGCGCGTGCTGGATGTCCATGAATGACAGTGGTACCGTTTTTCGCGCACTCAAGGCGTTCTGTGTTGTGGTGGGTGTTCTAATACTGCTGCTGGCGGCAGTACTGCTCCCCGTATTGTGGAGGTTGCGAAAAATTGAAAAAGGCGCAACAGAAAGCGATGATCTGGAAAGCAATCGTGAGTATCAGGCACTCAAGGCTTTAGATAACAACCTGGGGCTTTCCCCGGAAGTTTATGCCTGCCTTGCTTACTCAGTTATGCCGATTTTGCTCTTCCTGTTTGCTGTGTTTGTGTTAAAGCTCTAAACCCCTAAAGGACACTAGAAATGACTCGCCGTAAATACACGAACTTGATGATTGTTACCTCTATCCGACAGTTGATTTCCTCGCGCGTCTCGCGGCCCGCACCTGAGCTTGTCGCTGAGACAGAACGCTTCCTCACCCTGTGGCGTGACCCGGAAGAAATCGAGCCAGCGGAAGGACTACTGCTCAGCCGCGAAAAACTGTACGCAATCCGCGCGTCCTACAAGCGCAGCGGCTACACGGGGCCACTCATCGGCTTGTTCGACGAACTGGAACGCAACGTTGAAGCCGCTTTCAACGTCAAGCGAGGGAAGAAGGGACTACCAGCATGGGTACTCGGCGCGGCGTAGCCTGTGAACTCCACGATTGGAGTGCTGACAGTGAGTTCACTGAGCTACTGAAAGGCCGCTACATCACTGATGTTGTTGATGATGAAATCCTCGTCCTAGACAACGGCATGTGGCTTCACGTTGAGACGGAAGATGAAGGCTTTAAGGGCGGGACGTTTATCCAATACCTTAATGTCTGCGGGAGAAACGACGCGCGAATCATGTCCGCACACCTCGTCGATGACTATGGGGAGGACCCGATTTCTCTCATAGAGAGACAGACTTACACATTGTTTGTCATGGTCAATGACATGGAACGTCCCGTCCTCAAAATCGTCCGAGAGGACGCGCCCTACTACCCGCGTGGCTTCACGATCACCGCCTACGTCTCCCAAGACGCTTACATAGATCGCTGGTACCACATGCGCGAACACTCCAACACGTCGAGCAGCCGTTTCAAGTGGCTGAAACGCTAAACCGAAAGCAACCAGAATGTTTTTCCCTACGCTCGCGACAGAAACACGCATTTTCCTCACTGTGAGCATCATGCTCCTCGGACTAGCAGGCACACTATCGCTGGCAAACGTCTACCACTTGTATGACCAGAAAGACGTGGCGTGGACGCTCAATAACTTCCACATGCCGCTTAATCTAACGAGCAAGATCACGGCGGTATTGATCTGGTTGGGAATCGTCCTAAACGCAGTGTATCTAGTGCTAACGTACCGGACTAACGCGGGCGTGCCGGGAGAAAACCTGTCCCACATTTCCATGATCGCCGCGCTCACGTGTTTCGCTGTCCCGCCAGCGTTAACTCGGCTACTGATCGACTTCACCGCAAAGCGCAGTAAGCACGTGAAGCAGTGTTTCGAGTTCCCGAAATGGTTGAACTGGCTGGCTTACGCGCCCTCCGTCATCATCACAACAGCAGCGTATGTGACTCTCTGGTTCGCATACCTGCAAGAAATCTAAACCAAACAAAACCCGGAAAGGACAACCAATCATGACTCTCTCTGTTAAGCGTCGTGACGACATTCGCGTCTCTAATCTCGTTGAGATGCTGCCGCTCATCGAAATGCCGGACACCGAACCGCTGTGGGACGACCTAAAGAAAGCGCGTCTAATCGACTCGATGTTGAACAACATTCCCATCGGCCAGATTTTCCTCATGCCCCATCCGCGTCAAACCATCGGCCCAAGCGGCTGGGCGTATGAGTATCGGATTCTCGACGGCCACGACCGACTCAACGCCATTGCAGACTTTGTGAATGGAAACCTCCTATTGGAGGACGACTTCAAGCTCTTTGAGAATGAGTTCGTCCAAGCGCGAGGAATGACGTTCAAGGACCTCAAGGAGGCATATCCGAGGCTTGCAACGCGCTTCGTGAACTACCAGCTCGATATTCAGGTCGTTGAAGCGAGTAGCAAGCTCGAAATCGCCCGCATGTTCGAGCGACTAGACATCCAGAGTTTCTGTTTCGGTCGAGAATAGCGCGCTAATGTGCTTCACTTCTATATGGCGGCTGTAGTTCAATTGGTAGAGCACCCGGATATGGACCGGAAGATGCGGGTTCGAGTCCCGCCATCCTGCCCTGATGAAAGTCTCAAAGCGTTTGTTTTGAGACTTTTTCGTGTATATGCAGCAAACCTACGTGGACGCTTCTGTAGCTTGTAGCAGATGCGAGCAGTGGTTAGAGGCTCAGATACTTGCTTACATGTTGCCATACTGCTACAATTTAGGTACACGGCTAGTGTAAAGAAAGCCGATAAACTCAATCCACACAAACCACGTAAGGGGCAATAAGACCATGAGCGACGCATCCGAACTCAAGTATCACGTCGAAATAGGACTCATTGGTTCATCCCGCATTATTCGCACTCATTCGCTGCCACGGACGGAGGCGAACAAGTTTTTCGGGTTAATTGTCATGAAGTACGTAGATAACGAAAGATCATTGTTTAGCCTCGCTTACGGCCTAGAGGACATCTGTATTCCGGCTCGCGCTATCGCATGGATAGAGCTTGTCGAGGGCTGAAAAGTAAACACGGCAAGTAGTTGCCGCAAATGCTCCTATAGCTCAACTGGCAGAGCAACGGACTTTTAATCCGTGGGTTCAGGGTTCAAGTCCCCGTGGGAGCACAACAAACCAAGACGCACCAATACAACAGGAAAGAGAAGATCATGGACTACTACACGGCACTCAGGCGCGAAACCGTTAAATCAGCGCGCTTTGACCCGCTTATTTTCTTATACGCACACCTCGGGGACGAAGGCGCGTTCGACGGCCACGTTTTCTCTCCTAACCTAAAAAACGTTCCGGTACTCATGCGTCTAGTAAACGATGACCACATTTCCTTGTCCATCACCGAGTGGTACGACGAAATAAGCGTTTTTGATAAGCACACAAGCACGGCGCACAGTACCCCAGTCGAAAACGGAGAACTTCTGTGGGAATTTGACGGCGATGCTTGGGAACGCAGCGACTACATGCCAGACAGTGCAGAACGATTCTCGGAGGAAATTATGATCGCCAACGCCCTCAGTGATTGGGAAAACCTCGTATGCAGGCTCGACGCTCGTAAAGGCCCCGAAGAATACGCTTGGTTCTTCCCGCTCGGACTTGAATCGGCCTCAAAGCACCCGGGGCTGATGATGTACACCAGTAACCGAAACTAACAGCCCAGAAAACGCGGAAAGAAAACCAGACCAATGGACTACAAGACACTCAAACGCGACACTATCGAACAGATTCGCCAGAACCCCGTTAGCTTCCTGTACGCGATGTTCGGGCTAGGAGGCGTATTTTTTGACGGCCCTGTTACCGCCCCACTGCCGCAGTATCGAACAGCGATCGCACATGTAGCAGACGACGGTGAGCATATTTCGCTATCTGTCACCGTATGGGCTGAAGGAAAGGCTATTACTTTCGACAAAGCCACATACAAGGCGCACAGTGTGCCAAGCGAAAACGGGCAGCTTCTATGGGAATCTGATGGAACTACTTATGAGTACGGCGATGACTACGAATACTGCGAAGCAGAACGTTTTATGGACAAGCTCATCTTCGGCGTAGCTTTCAGCGAATGGGAAAACCTCGTGGGTGATATCGCGGCTCGCGGGGACTCCCAAGAACACGCTTGGTTCTTCCCCGCTGGGCTAAATCCGGCACTTAGGTATCCGGGGAAGATGATGTCCACCACCGGCCAAACGCGGGAAGGACGATGAAATGTACGAGGTCCTTAACGCAACCAGAAAGAGCAGTAAACCATGACACTTGACGCGCTAAACCAAAGAATCAAAGCAGAAATCGAAAAAGACCGCGCCCGGTTCCTTACTGAACAGTTCGGTAGGGGCGGAGTACCCAGCGCGCCATTTTTCGCCCCCAAAGCCTCGAAGTACGCGCAAGTAATGCTCGAACCGGATGCTCCCTCTGTAATTTTGGCGGCGACTACCGGCGCAAGGTCGATCTTTAACTCTATAGAACTCGCCTCGGCTTGGCTTGCAAGGGGGACTCAAAGCCCCAATAGAAAAGAGAAGCAAAGAATGACATACGAGGCGCTAAAACAAAGAACCATAGAAGCAATCCGAGAAGCCCCGGCCAGATTCCTCTACGGACAGTTCAGAGAATATGGCGCATTCGAGCACTCCATCTTTGCCCGCAACGGCCTGAATGAACTGCCGATCATTATGCACGTGATAGACGGAGACCAGTTTTCCCTATTAGTCACCATATGGGACTACGTGGTGGACTCTTTCAGCAAAACCACGTACAAGGCGCATGGAATCCCGAACGAAAACGGGATGCTGCTATGGGCGCTCGATGTTTCCACTTACGACGCTTACACCGACGTACAAGACGCAGACCGTTTTCTAGCAGAAATCATCATCGGTGAAGCCCTCGAAGAATGGGAAGAGATCGTGGCTAGTATTGCGGCTCGCGGAGACTCCCGAGAATACGCATGGTTCTTCCCCTGCGGATTGAAACCGGCATTAAACCACTCAGGCATGATGATGTTCGCCAGCAACCGAGACACAGAGCAAGGAAGGTAATCATGAACCCCTACTACGCAAACAAGGTCCGCCACCAACTACAAGACGTACTACGCATGACCGATGCGAACCCGGCATTTGTGACAGCTTGGGCAGAAGCCATAGCCCATGCGGCAAGGAATGAGGGTGACACGCTTACGGCTCGCCGCATTGAGCATCATGGCGTATTGGTCGATAGAGATGGAACGATCTACGGCTACACGGAATCAACGCCGCTCGTAGGTGAACTTGGAAGTATTAGGTGGAGCGGCTACACGCTCACGCCAGAGACGTGCTTAGCAATTGGGGTATCTCCTACACGACGCATAAGTGCAGGTCGCGGCTACTGGTTCAAGCACCCCAATCTCGCAGGAGGCCGCTCGCTCGCGCACGTGAAGTTCTCCGAGGTTGGTATGGGGTCAGCCCTTGACGAGCGAGGCAAGCTGAGGCGGTAGTAAAAATGCACACCACGCTAGTAGCCGCGCTCACTGTCGCGATGGTGGTCTGCGCCCTAATCGCGCTCGCCTCCGAGGAAGCAGTCAACCGGCTAGAGGAAAATGCGGAAGCACATGTTAAAAGCGAAACAGCGTTACGTGTTGTCCACTTCCTTGCTTACGCGACAGCGGTCCTCATCCTCCCGGTGCTATTGATATTGCTCATTGACGAAAACCTCCCATTGGTTCCAAACAGGGAAACACTAGGAAATGTAGGCAATCGTGGGAGCATTTTCTTACAACTGCTGTGCGTAGCAGGATTCTCGCTTCTTGCGGCTGATGTTGCGGTCCACAATCGCGCGTTGAAAGAAAAGTGGCCCCGCGTTTTTCGTGTCCTAACCAACGTGCGTGAGGTATGCGGAGTGGCGGTCGTTGCGGCAATTGCCGGACTTGCCGCTTGGTACATATCGGACACGTTCATACGATGGCTGATCGACATACACGAATCGCTTTCGCAAAGCATCACCCAATACTGCAAAGGCGCGTGCTAACAACACGCTTAACCCAATTCATCAGACCAAACCGGAGGAGCACACTGAAATGGGAGCATTGATTAGTACAGTCGTATGGGTTGCGATAACTCTACTAGGAGTACTTGTTCTCGTTATCAACATAGCTTTAGTACGTAACGGCGATGATGATGCTGTGCGTAATGGGCTTCTGTTGGACATCGTATATTTGCTCTTACTGTTGCTACTAAAGATGTACGGCCCGACCGTGCAGTGGGCGGAAAGCGTTGAAACAGTAAAAACGTTCTTTGCCCAACATGTAGGGTTCCTCGTCGCCCTATACATGGTAGGGGCTTTATGTGCGCTGTATGCCACTGTTAGAATCTTTGCCACTCTCATCCTTACAGGCGAGAAACTAAAAAACTTTAATCGCCGCTTTGATGCGGCATGGTTTCTCGTGTCTTTTCTCTTTCTGATAGTGCCAACCGTCGTTCAAGTAGTCATGTCGATAGGAAAAGCTCTTTCCTAAGACGAAGAAAGATACCGAAAATGCGTGACTTTATCATCCAGTATCCGGCGGTCAGCATTATCACTGGCCTCACGTTGCTCATAGCGATGGTGCTCAGCAACGTTGCAATCATGGCACCGTTCTGGTTCTCAGATAAGCAAATGAAAGCATTCACTCGTTGTCTGGCTATTACCCGCGTCGCGACAGTGGCTACTGCTCTGGTTTTCGCTATCACGTTTTTCGCGGTCACAGTAAACAACCTCATCCAAAGCTAGGCAAGAAAAGAGTTCCGAAATGCTTACCGCTGTTGTCCTCACTGCTACCGGCATTGTGTCCGTGTTCTTCATGTGTATGGCCTACGCTGCGAACACTGACAGTAAGAAGAATGCTTACGAGACCGCGTGCAGTGTCGCCGTCATTGCTGGCGTAACACTCTTGGTCTACTTCCAAGCCGCCATGCACCTACACCACATGGCCGCTTACGACCTAGCCTCCATCGTCATGCTCACAAGCGCCACAGCACTGATCTTAAAGCGACCCATTAAAGGCGATCTAACCGTTTTGGGACTACGCGCCGCACTCCTCGTCATATGCCTGCCCGCAATCGCCTGCCTCCTGCTCAGCTTCAGCATTCACGTCTAACCCGAGACGACGAAACAAAAATAAAGAAATTAAGCCAACAACCATCGAAAGGACCGCTTTATGCAGCGCTTACTGCCCGCCCTAATTGCTATCCCAACTGTGATCTTTGCTGCCTCTCCCGCAATCGCAAGCGATATCCCGCTAACAGCACAGATCGACAAGGTGATTTCCAGTTCATCTGAACTCGACTCTGGCGTGCGAGTAGAAGGAACATGGTCCGCAGCCAAACTTGAAAAGGGACAGTCATTCACACTGTCCACGGTCGGAGGCTACCTCAACTGGAACACGGAGTTTCCGTTCACCCTCAACGACGGGACCAGAGTAGGCATCTGCAAGGGCAACAAAGCCGCGTTAACCTGCACCATCAACAACGTGCCCGACAACATTGCGGCCCTCAGTAATTTTTCTGGAACGTTCTACGCGAAAGTGTGGATTAGCGACAAGGCCATTGGGACGCGCGGCGCGACAATCACTCTCGACAACGTTGCTGTACACGAGGCTGTCTGGGGAGATACGGACGGTAATGGTGTATGCGATAAGGACTGTGATAAGCCTGCCTACGAACGCCTCGTCGATTGGACGACCTCAAAGATCGGCTGGTTTGACACAAACAATGTGTCCCATTGGAAAGTGCAGTGGGCTGCAACTGGTAACACGCAGTACACGATTAGCGACCCGGACGCGACATTCAACGACACTCAAGTGCGTTGTTCCAGCGGCAATGGGGGAACATTTAAGGACGGGGAAACCACGCAATTCAGCGGAGTTCTCTCTGACAGCGATCACACGATCACTTTGACAACTCCTGACGGTGTTCGCGGCTGTGTCGTGTACCTGACAGGCCAAAGCGCGCCTATGGGACAGTCCCTATCGAACACGGCAACCGTTAACGGCGTAGCGTACTCAACGACCACCGTGAACGAACAACGAGGAGGTATCGACGGAGACGCTACGCGAACCAAGCCGACACCCACCCCGGAACCTTCCAAAACCACCCCAACTCCTGAACCCGCGCCCACCACGACACCGGCCCCAGTTCCGTCTGAAACCACCACGCCCGAACCTGCGCCCAGTGAGACACCAACCTCTGAGCCGACAACAGAACCTACACCCAGCGAAACTCTCACTCCCACGGCTACCGAGACTCCCGCACCTAAGCCCTCAGAAACCACTAAGCCTGCACCCACCTCGGAGCCTTCCGAAACCCCTACGACTGAACCAACTCCCAACAAAACACAGGCACCTCAACCCGCAGTAGTTAACAGCACTCCCACCCCGGACGTTGCTCCAACGCCCCACAACAGCGAGGCGACGCTTGCAGGCACCGCGCCTGCTAGTACGCGCTCCCTTGCTCACACGGGCGCGAACAGTCAGCTACTCGCCGCAGCAACAGTCCTACTGCTCGCCGCAGGCATCACAGCCCGACGGAACAGCCACAGCAAAGCCAACAAGTGACTCTCATGCGCCTGCAAAAACGGCGACATTCAACCGTAAAACTGACACAGGACAAGCGGTTCTTGTAAACTAGAGGGAAGAGGACAGCCGAAAGTGCGCTAGAGATTTTTGCAGAAATCGAGCACTTAGGCCCCTCCCTTCGATGAACATATGGACAGTCAGCAGAGGTCGTCTCTTGCACATTCCGTGTTTTTACACGTAAGACGACCTCTGCTGCTTCCTTAAACTGCATATGGCTCAGTGCTCCGAGCGGCGAAGGAAGCCGACTGTAAATCGGTCACAGTTAATGACACACCGCAGGTTCGAGTCCTGCCTGGGCCACTAATAAACCGGAAGCGCCTCCACAAGATGATCGTGGGGGCGCTTCTGGTTTTTTGTGTCCATCCGAGAGCGGTTGGCTCTCATGCGTGAGTGTAGTTGTTATTTCGCTGCGAGGACCTTGAACCATACGGGGTTCATGTCTCTGGGGAAGTCGCTTCCCCAAATCAGGTAGAGGCTGTCTAGGCGCGTCGAGGATGTCCATGACTCTAACTGCCCACTCTCGCCGGGTTTGAGCGTGAGAGACGTTTTCAGACCGTACACGGTGCCCGTGCGGACGCTTACTGTCCTGTTAGCGTCTACGAGAGCATCCCTGCTGGTAATAGTCATCTCCTTGTCGGAGAGGTTACGCACCGTGAAAGCGTAGTACGCATACTTCACGTCACTGGTTGGGCTGAACCCACGGTTCTGTTCGCTCTTTTGCTCCATGATCTGATGAGCGTCCGTTCCGGTCACGAACTTTGAGAGCGTCACTTCAATAGGCTGCTTCTGGTCGCCGTCAATGTAGCTGGTGACAATCGGCGTGCCCAAGCCTGCTGGCTGGTTGAATGAGCCGTCTCCCACGTGCGGCATAACAGCGCCGTCCGTGCTGGTTGCCATCTTGTGAGCGCCAATCCACGGTTCGAGATACCGGTTCGCATCAAACTTGCGTTCACCATTGTTGGGGACGATCTGAATGGTCTCATGCTTAGCGTCGAGGATAGAAGCGGCCTGTTCAGCGAACTGGTCTTGCAATGCTGACAGTTCGGGAGCTGAGAACAGTGTGTCGTCCATGTACACGTCCTCATCAGCGGACAACATGCACGCGGACTTCACGCCCACACCGTTACACGTGAAAGCGGGTGCGCGTTGCACGGTTTTCGTGGGCAACTCACTCTGCGCGGCAATGTAGGAAGCGAAAGCATCCGTGAGCTTCTTCTGATACTCCACGTCTTTCGCATCCTGCAAACTCGCGGCTGACAGTGCGGTTTTCACTTGGGACACGTCGAGCTTGATCTTGCTGTAATCCACGACCTGCAAGCTCACGCTTTCCCCGTTGTTCAGCGCGGACGGGGCTTGAGTGATCTTCCACGTGAACGGGTTGCGGTGCGCGGTGTTTCTCCACGTGAGCTGCGGACTGTCAGGCACAGAGTAAGACACCGCGCCGGTAATGGCCTGCACGGCCTTGATGCGCGTCTGGTTACCGTTCAAGTACGCGGATTCTTTCGCTACATACGAGTCGGGGATAACCGCGTTCAACCCGTCAGCGTTAAACCCTTCAAGGGCCGTCATGTACGCGCTGTACGAGGTGATACCACGGTTCTCGGCGGGAATGTCTTTCACCGGGGGAACGAGGAAACCAAAATAGAACGCGAGCACGCTCAGCGTTGCGGTCCCCGCAATGACGGGACGCACCCACCGATGCTTCTTTTTAGGTTTCGCCTGCTGGCCCCACGCTGCGCCGCCGGGACCGACCTGCCCCATAGCTTCACCCCACGACTGAGACTGCTGACTGGGGGCGGGTTCACCCCACCCGCCAGTGTCACTGTTACCCCACGCGGGGGCAGTGGTTTGGTTTGCGGGGGCGGGTTCTTCACCCCAACCACCGCCCCAGCTTTGAGGCTGCGGGCTTCCAGTGGGTTCCATGCCCCACCCGTAGTTATCACTCATGGTTTGTCCTCACTCTTTTGGTTTAACGTTTCGGCTACTCGAAGCTATCGAGGCCAGCGAAGAAACTGTCCATCGCGTCTGCATCTTCTAGGTCAATGTCAATGTTGTATCCGTCTGTATCGACGGTTTCTTCCACGGGTGGGAGCGTCGGCCTCACCGTCTCGACGGGAGCTTCTTCCAGAGGCTCTTCTGCGGCGGGTTCTTCTTCCACCGTCTCAGTAGACTCGCCTGCTGTGGGAACAAGACCGCCCTGTGCGACGAGAGCAGCCATCCACGCGCGAATATCCGCGAGTTCAGCTTCCAACTGCTCAACGTTCGACACGGCGGGGGCGCTTGCCGCAACCTGCTCGACAGTCGGTTCAGTGTTTGTCCCGAGGGCTTTCTCCACGTAAGCGCGCACACCCTCATCGTTCTGATAACCCTCAAGGAGAGCAATCACGAGACGAGTGAGACGCTTGCTTGACGCGAACGGGATAAGCACGTCACTTGCGAGACGTGAGGGGACGTTCCTAATGGTGATAGTCCAACTGTTTTGGCTCATTTTCCGGGCTTTCCTAAAGTTTGTACTTGAACGGTTTTCACGAACTCTTGATACGGGCTTGGCTTACCCTCAGCGTTCCTCAACGCTACGGGGTGTACGACATCCAAGATCACTGTCTCGGGACGGTACTGAAGCGCGGGGATAGTGAGGAACGCAAGACGGAAGAACTGCGTGTACCTCATGGTGGTCGCCGCAACGTATGGGCGGGACACTCCACCCAAAGCGTTGTAGAGCGCTCGCGGAATGTCATGAGTGAGTGGCCCGCCGACAACGACGACGTGATACCCGTCAGCGATGATCTGAGAGAGTCGCGCATTCCAATCCACGTTTAATAGCGTGCCTTCAGTGAAAGCGATTCCCTCCGCTGCGACAAGCAGCATGAGGTTCTTTTCTTTCGTGAGAGCATACGGGGGGTTCCCCACGCCGCCCACGAGCCAGTCAGCACACGACGAAGCGCGCGAACCGAGCTTATAGGTGGCAATACTTTCTGGGTTCACGTCGAGCACGCACACGCGCTCAGCGTTGATCTTTGGCAGCACGTGAGCCGTGAGAGACCGGTAGAGCATGTCACCCAAAGTCCCATCGTTCCCGGCGAACAAGAAAGTAACTTTCGCCCGGTCAATTTGGGAGACTGCGAGCGCCACCGACGGGAACTGCGTAGGGGATTGGACTGCGTTCGCGTAGCGGGGCAGCATGAAACTCACGCTACGCGGCCCCGTGTCGCCCGTGGGCTGTTGGCGCTTAAGATCAAGGTTTTCTTTCGTCAGGCGAGCGTTTTGTACCTGTAGCGACCTGATCTCATCGACCTGTGTCTTACTGGTTTCCAGAGCGGTTGCGAGTTCAGCTTTGACGCGCTCAAGTTCATCAAAATCAGCGGTTGTTGCGCCCGCACCAAGTCCCTTTGCGAGCAGCGCAAGGAGGGCTTCGGTATCGGCCTTCACGCCGCCCGTAGACGCGGGAGGCTCAAGGGAAGCGCCCCGCGCATTCAATGACTCAACGAGCTTCGCGTCCCCCACGTAGGGGATAGTCACCCCACTGTCAGAGGACACGTACTGTTCGGGGGCGACAAGGAACACGACGTTCGCACGATTCATGTTCGCGGCAGCTTGGAGAGCAGAAACGCTCACTTCCATGACGCTCACGTTCCCAGCGCCGTAAATCTGATCGCACGCTTGACTCAGCAAATCAACAGCAGTCTTTGGAAGCCCAGCGTGGAGGGCCTTAAATGTTCCCACGGTTTTCACCACCTTTCTGGGGGAAGCTCACGCGCGCCTACTACTGAGTGAGGGACGCGGTAGGCGCGCGTGAGCGGCTTAGGGGGAAGGCTTACTTCTTCGCCTTCAGTTTCTTAACGAGTCGGATACGCGCGTCGTTTGCGGCTCCACGAATGTTGAGCAGGCGCACGTCGGTAGACGAGTAGGGGAAAAGCTCAATGTAGGGAGCGATAGAACGTAGTTCCTCAACGATGGCTTGTGCGAACGAGGTTTCCGCCTTACCGCGCGGAAGGCTACCGCCGCCAACAATCAGCACGTAGTTGAGTTCTTGCGGGTCAATGCTGATACGAGTGAACGTCTGCTTGATCTGAGCAGCGGCCTTCGCGACAGTCTCACGAGTAGCCGACTCAATGAGCGGAGTAATGTCATCACGCTTAGACGCGCCCGACGTGAGATATCCGGTAGAGAGAGCTTCTTCAAGCGCATGACGGGATACGCGCCGCCCGAGCTTCAAGTCAATTAGGTTCGCGACGCGACTGGCGATATTGTTCCCACCAAGCGGGTAGGAGTCGTAGCTACCTGCGACGGGCTGCATCTGGTCAATAAACGTCAAATCAGTGGTGCCTGCGCCCACGTCGATGACGAGAATCTGCGCGTCAGCATACTTTGAGCGCTCACTTGCGGGAGTCCCGTTAGTGAAAGCTAACGCTGCGAACGCCATCATGCCCTCGGGACGGACAGTAAGACCATCAATATCAACGGGGATACTCAGGTTCGAGGGGCACGACACGGTGAACGAGTCGGTCTTAGTGAACAGCGCGCGGAACATGTCAGCGTGGTCGCCAGTGGTTTCTGTCGCGGGGGCGAGAATCGTCACGTCCCACGTGACGTGAAGGTTCCCGACAGCGCGCTTCACGACAGCGGCGATCTGCTTTTGTGCGACATACAGGGCGTAGCGGAACGACAGGAGCGTCGCATGAGCCGCGTACTTGCGGCTAGTCGCGGTCGGTCGGATAGCCTCGACAGCGAACTCACGCTCAACAATCGGCCCGGCAGCGAAACGAACAATAGGAGCATCGTCCGCTAGTGACGCGGGAGCATCAAAAACGACAGACTCTAACGGGCCGGACGTGTACTGGTCAGGGATAACGTAATCATCGGGGAGCTGCGCGAAAGCGTTCGACAATCGCGCGGTGTCTTGGAGGGACGCGCGGTGCAAGCTGCATACGCGGGTCTCGGAGTTACCGAAATCAATGATGATTCCAGCGCTGGTTTTTTCCTCACTCATATTCCTTTTGCCTTTCTGGGCTTAACAACGGTCTGTTGCATTCTAATAATACTTGTGGTGTACCGAAATTATCGGTTAATGGCAGGTTTTGATAACCGCTGGTTCAAGATGATGTCGTTAATCAACGACGCGGACAAAGTTGGTTCAAGCAGCGGGCCAACATCTAACCCTTCCTCGCACGCTTCTTGCACTCTTTGCATGTGGAACGCGCTGTAAATGAACGCGCCTGTTTCGTCTTGCGCGCTCAGGGCTTCCACGATGTTGCGGTGTTTGACGTACATGTCGCTTTGGTAGATGTCTGCGAGCGCTTCGAGTGCGTCTGCTTGGGTTGCGCGCGTGAGAGTCAGGTATGACAGTGCTGGCGCGCGGCTGATAGCGGACAACTGTTCCTCAGTGAGGTTCTTGCTCAGGAGCGATGGGCGCGCTAAGCGCAGTAGTGACTGTAGGGCAGCGTTGTTAGCTGCGCCGCTCTTGAGGTAGGGGCGAATGTCGATTCCTTGAGCGAGAGCCGACTCGTAGAGGGGGATTTGGCTGCGCTTCATTCCCCTGAAGTCACAGTCTTGAATAGGGTAGCCGCGCCGCGCCCACGTGATGATCGCGCTCAATGCTTCCTCGGACAGTCCTTGTGTGACGAACGGTTTGAGGACATTGAGGTTGAGTCCTTCTTGCATATACTCGCGCACTTGCTTCAACACGGGGGCGGGGAGGACAAAAAACACGTCTGGGACGGTCTCGATCATCGCGAGCCTGATCTGGTGTAAGTCCTCTGGCGTGCGCTCAATGTAGGGCAGGATGGGTGTCCCACGAAACAGGGCGCTTCTGATTTCTTCGCGAGTGTCGAGACTATACCCGGCGAAAATTGCGTCGAGGTTTTCTAGCGTGATTTCACGGCCACAGTATTCCAAGGGTGATGCCTTTCTGGGTGGAGATGATTTTGGGGACCATAGGGACAGAGCGTGAGACTTTAGCGAGCCTACGCAGGGACTTATCAGAGGGAGGATGCCCGAGGGCTTGCAGCCACCCCACGCTGGGGGCGGGTTTACCGGAGGGCATGACCATGAGGGACGCTAAACCCATTTGGTCGAGGGTCGCCTGATAGGAGGCGTTCGCCGCCATGATCGGGAGCCGATAGTAGGACGCTGGTACCACGTGGCCCACGCCGAGCGGCCCCGCGTATTGGAAACGGAAGCCGCCTTGAGTGACGAATGCTTCCACGCGGGTCAGGTCAAGCAAGATGGAGTCAAACAATATGCCGCCCGATGTTGAGGGGCGCGCCCGGTAATGCTCGTTGTCTACGGGAACACCGTATGTTGCCGACAATCCGGTGCGACGGTTCTGGATGCAACACAAGGCGTGCTGGAAGTACACGGCGTTGCGCGTCCCGTGAGAATCTATGCGCGGTAGGGGAATGATGCACAGTTGGTTTAGTGCTTCCAGCCAGCGGTGCTGGTCGTCTTTACGTGAGCCAATCCGATACCTGCGGAACATGTTGTCCTCGCTGCGTGCGTAGATGATTTCCCGGCGCTGCGGGTCTACCTGATAGTAGGACAAGCACATTTGTTCCATGATCGCACTCACCGTCATGGCCTTACGCATTGAAGCGCGTTCCTTCAAGGACGAGCGCACGCCTCTGGGTTTCGTCGATACTCTCCCCACATGTCTCCCACGAGGGGGACGCAAGGTTGTACTCGCGCTTAAAGCGTTCATCGTCAAATGGGATACCTCGCTGTTTGAGAATCCAATACATGCCGTCCGGCTCAGTAAACGCCCGACTCACCGGCTCGCCGCCGCTGGTCACGATCATTTCCACGCTCACCGTCTCATCTAGGGGAGTGACGAGGAATGGTTCTTGGTAGCCCAAGAAGTTAATAGCCGTGTCCCTGAAGTCGAATGTTTTCTCACTGCCCTCAACGGGAGCCGCAACGATATCGACAAACGAACTCGCGGACTCGGGGCTGCGGGCAAGAAGTTCGCGATATGCTGCCATGTCCTCTTCGAGCGTGTACATCACCGGGTAAGCCAAGCCAGTGAACCCGCTGTCAGTCACCGACGATACGACCACGACAACAGAGGAGAAGATTTGCCCGATAGCGTTCTCCCCGGCGCGTATCTGCTTACGAGAATGAACGACGACGACGCTACCCGGCCCAAACCAAGCGGCCCCACGTTTTTCTTTCACGCTCGCCACACGAAACAAGCCATGTAGTCGCGCCCGTTCAATATGAAGCCGATAGTCCATGTCCGTTGAACGCTTCGTGTCATCCTCAACGATGAACACGCCGCCGGTTTCAACGCACGCCGCTTCAATGGGATACACGAACGACGGCAATCGCTTTTGCTCATCGTCCAACTCGACAACGAGAGGCTTGTCTTTCCCCGCCGCTTCCCACTGGGCGATCCCCGTCAGGTATCGGAACACTGCTTCCGAGGACGTGTCAGACGGAACCGTGAGCGCATAGTTGTCGCCCACGTCGAGCGCCACCACATCACCAACGGCAGTAAGTTCCTCTGCACGCTTACGCGCGTCCTCCCACGTGCTCATCAGTTACGCCTGCTTCGGGGCGGACTTGATGAATGCCCGGTAGTCCTCAATCTGACTGGACGAACCGATCTTGCCCTCAAGGAGCTTCAACGCGAACGCCAACTGGACGGGCGGAACTTTTTCAAGCGCGGCTAGGAACACGCTCTTACGAGCATCAGCAAGGAGCTGCATACCAGCAATAGCCTCAACGTGACTCATCGACTCACTCACCGGAGTATCACCCGCACGGAAACGAATCTCTTGCAGCATGTACGGGTCAAACAAATCCGACAAGTCCTCGCGCCCCGTGTTCTCACACGCATCTAACGCGCGCTCACACGCATCCCACGCGCTACCCCCATTAAGGAAGTCACGGAAGAACCCAGCACCGAGCTTACGGGATGCTTCACGCAACCCAGCATCCCTGAGCTGGCGAACCGTGTTCGGCTTACGGCCAACAGCTTGAGCGAGAGAGTCAACGTCCGTGTAGCCGTCAAGATAAAGCGAGATGACTTGACGATAGAGGGGCTTGTCATAGTAGGAGCCGCCTCGAATGAACGCGAGCGTGCGCTTCGCGATCTTCTGCCCGCGTGCGCCCACGAGCAGCTTACCGGTGTCCTTATCGACTTCTCTGATCTTGAACTGCATCGCCGTAATGTCTTGCCTGATACCCATTTCATCCTCTCTTTCACCCTGTTTTGTTGATGGTTTTTGTCGTCAAAACACATCAACTGGGGGTGTGGGTTTGGTCTTACCCCCGTGTTTTTGGAGACCTGCCGGGTTTGGGAAGTCGTTGCGGGGGTTTTCTGATGGTGTTTTTCATCAGTTTTCTTACATCAGTTTACATCAGTCATCAAAAAATGTCATCAACACGCCGGAACCCTAGTGTTTCCAACGAAACGGCCTCTTGGGGGTAGCGTGCTGTAAAAGGGAGACCATGACCAAGCCGAGGAGCGTGCTATAACGTCTCAAAACGTGGACTAGACGCTCAAAACGTGACCAACCAAAGCATCGTGCTACAAAGTGGAAACTATATAACCAAGAACCTAATCTTCATGACCAAGAAGTGAAACATCATGACCAAGACGTAAAACACGCCCCAAAAACATGACCATGCAAAAACCGGAAACTATATGACCAAGGAAATAATTCCCATAACCAAGGAACACGATTTCCATAACCAAGAAACACAACTATATGACCAAGGAACAAGTTCATGACCAAGGCGTTAAAAACGCTGGTTTGTACCGTAATTATGTGAGTACGGCAATGTCTGGAACGGGTCTTTTAAGGTCTTTATCTTCGCCGGATAACCTCCTGCGCTCTCCATACGAGGTCGGCGGGCGTGGTGTGGAACGCTCGTGCTAGTTGCGTGATCTGGTTGATCTTGATGTCGCGTTCTGCGGAGAGGATACGCATGAGAGTGCTTACGGGTATGCCGGAGGCTTCGGATAGTTCGCGCACGGTCATGCCTGCAATGGCTCTTTCAGCGGAGATGGCTTTCGCGATGGCGTTGTTCATGTCCATGTCTCTAGAACACGCGGGCGGTGGGAGAGCGTGAGCGTAAAAGTGTCCCCGCCCCGGACGGTGCCGAGACGGGGACAGTGGGAGAGATGGTTAGCGGCCTGCCTTCTGGATGTCAGCAACCTGTTTGACGGTCATGCCGAGGAGTAGGGCGATTGTTTCTTGCGAGTAGCCTTCCTTCGTGTACACCTGGACGCTACTAACTAGATCGCCTTCATCGAACTCGGGGACGAACACGGGGGCGGCTACGATCACCGAGTACGTGAAATAGAACCAGCCTTTCTTCGGGCCTCCCTCACGAAAGACTTCTTCCTTCCCACCGGGAATCAGAGTGAACTCGTCGGCTTGCGGGTCGTAAGCGACTAGCCTCGCCATGAGGCGCTTGCGTTCCTCAGTGTTCTTAGCGGAATCAACTCTGTGCAACGTGTCTTTAAGGAGCCTCGTGAGGCCACTGATGCGCTTCTGCCCGTATGGGGCGGTTTTCTCCATCAGGTGCCTATAGAGACTGGTTTCGACGGTGCGCAGAATCTTGCTCTCGAAAACGTGGTCAAGGTCGTTGTAGTACAGGCCCTTATACATTTCCTTTGACGGCGGGTACTTGACGAGCGAAATGACCGTCGCACACAGTCCCTCCAACAGGGACGATTTAATGCCGTCGTAAGAGTCAGCGGGGATGGAAGTGCGCCACACTTGCTTCCCGTCTTGCATGAGACGGTACACCCACGTCTCGAACCCGAACCTAGCGTCAAACGTCGCCGTGTATGTCAGGCCAGTGAACTGCCTGTCAATGTTCACGCTTGGCCCCATTGCTCGTAGGGAGTAAATGGAACCGGAAACTAGGAGGGGGGTTTCTTCTCTCATTGAGTATGTGAGCTTACCGGGGCCGTCTGTGGAAGCGAAAGTGAAAGCATCATCAGGCTCGCTATCCTTAGCGGGTTTTTCTTCCGCGTCTGCGTGGGCTGACACGATCTTGCGGTCAGGCATTCCAGACACGATTTCCAGCTCGCGTTCTTCGCCGCCCGCCTCCATCTCATCGAGACTGTAGGTCACCTCAAAACACGTTGTGAAGCAATCGTTCTTAAAGTCGTAAGCCCGTAAGCATGAAGCGTGCTCAGCGTATTTCTTAGGGACAGTTGGCACGAACCACGTGAACAGGTTCGTATCCAAGTCCCACAGGAGCGAAATGCCATCCTCCACATACGGGTGAGTCTTGACGAACTTTTCCGCCGCTTTCCGAGAGTCGAACACTCGACTAGGTGACCATTCTTCCTCCCCGGCGGGAGTGAACTGCGGGCGCTCAGCCCACAAGTAATAGTCCTCACCGGACTGGCAAACGAAGCGTGCGGGAACGCCTTCGGGAACGATATCGTCGCCGGGGCCGTCAATCGCGATCTCGCTAATATGTGCGGCTTCACGAATGATGGTCTCTAAGGTTTTCAAGACCTCGCTGATATCCCAACCGGCCTCAGTGTCATTGAGAATACGGTGAAGATTGGCTTCTAGGTTGAGTGCCCACTGGACGTGAGTGTGCTCAACGCGCCACTTCTTGCCTTCTTGTTTGATCGTCGCGTAAATACCTGCTTGCGCCATGACGAGCCTGCTTTCTTACTTGTCAGCCATTGAGCGTTGGAGTGCGGCAACCTGCTTAACGGTCACGCCGAGGAGTAGTGCGATGGTGGGCTGGCTATAGCCTTCCTTCGTATAAAGCAGGGCTTCCATCTTCGGTTCTTGCCCATGAGCGCGCACGGGAACGCTCACTACGTCTTGGTAGCTACAAACCGCGAGTGCTTCACTTATACGGGCTTGGATATCGCGCGCGCCACCGAGAATCATGCCGAGCCTTCCATCGCGCTTGACCGTGAAACAACGGTCTGCGTGACGTTCTCGATCTTCCTGAGTTTCAGCCTCTTCAATGTCCCGGTAGGTCGCCGTCAGCAGGTTCACGAACTTCGCTACGGGGGGCATGTCTGCCGCGTCGGGGTTTCGCAGGTTCAGCATGGCGATGAAGTCCATTACCTGACGGTATCCGTAGGGGAAGTCGATCTTCTCGTTAAAGACTGCGTGCGGGTCGTTGTAGAGCAGGCCCTTCGTCATCTTCTCGGTCATATCGTCTGGGTCGTAGGTGGCGACCGCCGTGTAGAGACCTTCAAGGAACACATCACCGTCATGCCCGTCGATCTTCGGGGTGTGGCTCCACCGCCAGACTTGCTTACCGTTCTGCATGAGCTTGTACACCCATGTGTCGAACCCGAAACGAGTGTCAAGCGTTGCCGTGTAGGTCAGTCCTTGGAAATTGCGCGTGACGCGGGGCGTTGAAACAGAATAGATGCTTCCGGTTACCGTGGTGGCCGGGCCGTCATCGTGGCGCTGCGCGGTGTAGTTGATTGTTTCACCCGGGAGGTGCGCGGGCGTGTAGGTCTCGCCCTTCTCTGGGCCTTCCTCGCTGGGAGAAGAGCTGTCACCGAAGAGGGGAATAATGTCCTTACCGCTAAACCTGCCGTCAAACTCAACGTCCTCGATCTCCGGGGCCTTCATTTGCTCAAAGCTGTATGTCACGCGGCAGCAGAACTTATACTGTCCGGTCGCAAAGTTATATGCCTTAATGCTGTAGTAGTCGCCTTCGGTGAACCATGTGAACGTGTTCGCGTCCAAGTCCCACAGGAGCGAAACAGCGTCCTGAACATGATCGTGGGTGAATATGAACTTCTCTGCTGCTTTACGGGTCTTAAAAACTTTGGAGACAGAGAAGCGGTATTCCTTCGGGGTGTCCTTCAAGAGTTCTGCGCCACCTACACAGAAGCATTCTTTCTTGTCACGCGAATAGACCAAGTACTCGCTACGAGTCTCATCGACCGATTGCTCAAAGTACTTATAGTCGTCTTGGAGATATTCAATCGCGCTGATATGTCCACAGTCGCGGATAACGTTTTTAAGAACATTCAGACACTTGTCTGCCTGCGTCCGTTCAGGGTCTTGGAGCAGATAGTTCAATACGTGGTGAAGATGCAGTGCCCATTGCACGGTGACGTGTTCTAGGACGTATTCTCCGGTTTCAGGGTTCTTCTGGATTGTTGCGTAAACGCCGCGTTGTCCCATGATGGGCCTCCGTTTTCTTTTGGTGGAGTGATTGTCTTGCCTCTAGGAAACACCTCCTTTTACCGCGTGAGTGTGGTTAAAAAACTCCGGTCCCACGCGCTGTGCTCAACAAACGCGCGGAACCGGGGCGTGAAGTATTCGGATTTTCCGAACGGTTGGGCCTGCACTCAACAGGCGCGCGGGACAGACCTTAAGCCGTAGGAATCCCGTTACAAGCCACGCTGGGACGCTGACACGTCCTTAACGCTCATGGCAAGAATCAACGCGATACGTTCTTGCGTATAGCCTTCTTTCGTGTAGGCCAAGACGCTTTCTCGGAATGGCCGGTCTTGGGCTTGCGGGTGAACCAGCGGAGAGCCTACGAGGTCTTTGTAAGCGATGACGTGCGTGTGGGCACTAGCGGATTGCTTGAGTTTCTTCTTTGCTGCTGCTGCGCCGATAGCCTGCGTGAACACGCCATTTTGCCGGTCAACAATGAAGTACGTGGTTCTAAGGCGCGTTTTCTCCTGCCGGGTTTCCGCTTTTTCAATGGCCTTGAATGTCGCTGCGGCGCTGAGAACTAGGCGTTCAGCTAGATTCTGCTCACCGGCGGACAGTCCTTCACTGCGTGGAGCGCCCACATCTCGCACACTCTTGTAGGTGTCGTATGCGCCGAGGAGAAGATGCTTAGCTTTGTCTTGGAACAAGGTCCAGTCATCGTTGTAACGTAGGCCGTCTTTCACGCCGATCATCAGCTCATCATGGTTGTCGGCAATGAACCTCGCGGTGGCGCACAGCGACTCAAACACGGCTTCCCTCATGTTCCTATAGGCAGAGGGATTAACGCTTGTCCTGAACACGGGCTTTTCATCGCGGTAGAACGTGACAACCAAAGTGTCATACCCGAACCGCTTGTCGAGAACGACCTTGAACGAGGTGGGTTCCCACTGTTCGTGTTCCTTCCCGTGAACAAGGATTTTCTCAATAGTCCCGGTGAGACTGGTCTCTGTGTTTTCTTTGCCTTTCCGGTACTCGATAACCACTGGCAGGAGCTTGCTCTCATACTCCTCTGGGGGACGCTGCTCTAAGGGCGCGTTGTAAAGCGGGATTTCAGGGAGCCGGTGACGTGATTCCCCGTTGATAGCGTTGACCACGGCCCGACGGTCACACATCTGCTCGAACGAGTAAGTCACGGCAGAACAACTCTCAACCTTCTCTAGGCCGAAATTGAACGCGACGAAACTGTAGCGTTTCCCCGGAGCGGTGAACCACGTAAACGTGTTCTCATCTAAGTCCCACAGGAGGTTCTTGCTCATTAAAACGGGAGAGTAGTGGTTGTAGATAGCGTCGAGAGCTTCCTGTCGGGAATCAAACACTCGCTCATCAAAGTCACGCTCAAACGCGGGTACGTCGCTAGAGAGCCGCATGTTTGCGACTAAAAGTTTTTGCGTCTTATCTTCCGTGAATAAAGCAGCCCAATCGTCGTGAGCTTCAGCTTCTTCTGCCGAGCACTCTGTGATTGCGTGGATGCTTTCACAGTCCTTGATGACTTTCAGTAAGACATCGAGGACTTTATATGGGTCCCACCCCTGTTGGGGGAGAGACATCATGTGGTGGATTGAGTCATGGCTGATGCTCGTGTTTCCCACTTCAACGAGACGGACAAGTGTTTTCCCGTCTTTGCGTTGGTTAATGGTCGCGTAAATACCTTCCGACATGCTGCTTCTTTCCTTTCCGGTAAGCGAAACAGGTTGCGTTCTTATTTAGAGAACCACCTAGACGGGCAACAAACTCCGGTTAAAACAGGGGAGTGCCCGTGCCGCACGTGAATGCGACACAGGCACTCGCACTGTGTGTTTCCGGTTTTAGTTTTTCACCGGGTTCTTGTTGGGCATTACTTCAGCTCAAGGAGCCGCCATCCAGACGAGTTAACCGTTAGGCCGCCGAGGATATCCCTAATGTCCAACGGGTCATGCAAAGCACGTTTGATAGTCATATTCGTGCCGCCGTCAAAAGAGCGCCCCTTGCAGTCGTCGAAAATCTCGAATGTCACTCGTACCCGGCGGAAGATGCTTGTTGGTTGAGGTTCTAGCTGAACAATGCTCACTCGGTACTTAATCGGGGGAGCACTGGGCTTTGTTGGGTCGGGGAGGGAGAGTATGCCGCCCGTGTGGATAGCGCCGCGCGGTCTTTGCCACTCCATCACGGCAGTTCCGGCTCGCGTGTCCACGACCTCACGGTTAGAAAACATCATGGTCACTTCCTAGAGCATTCTTTCGCGTGAGAGTACAAGGTGTTCATGTCTTGTACCGATACGCCTTGGACGCTGCTCGTGTCTTGGATTTGCCGGAGAACATGGTCACTGATTTCCCCTTGGCTTTTCTCGACCATGCACTGTGAGACGCTGGCACTGTAGCCACCGAACTCTAAGACACCGCCCGGCACGTATTCTTTAGCCCACGGGTTGTATTGGACGAAAAGGTAAATGAGGGCCGCTAAGACAGCGAGTGAAATGAGTGTTTTCACTAGGCCGATAGTCTTGAAGATGAGCTTAACCAAAACACGGGTCCTTTCTAGAGAAAGCATCTCTACCAACCGGGGTGACTAGTAGAGAGGTCAGTCATGTTCTTTCCTCCACGCGTGACGTGCTCCCGCCGCCTGACCGTATGACGGTCAGGGGTGGGGGCTTCTTGCTCAATGCCTCTAACGAGACAAGTATCAACAAGCTATCCCCGTGCGCCCCACGGTTTAATAATCTGCGGTTTATTGTTCCCGCGAAAGTCGTTGCGCCTCGCGCATGATGTTGACTGCCGCGTTCACGTCCCTATCGTGCCAAACCCCGCAATTTGGGCACACCCAGTCGCGTACACTCAAGTCTTTCGTGAGGCTCGCCTGATGTCCGCAGTCTGAGCATAATTGGCTAGACGGAAACCACTTATCTACGGCTATGAGTTGCTTACCTTGCTGTTCGAGCTTGTAAGCAAGCAGAACACGGAATAGCCCATAACCGTTGTCTAGCGTGCTTTTCCCGAGTCGTAACGACTGGCTCAGCGCTTGCATATCCAAATCCTCCACGCCCACACAGTCGTATTGGCTGACAAGCCGGTTAGCTGCTTTGTGCAGGAAATCGGCCCGCTGGTTGCGAACCTTAGCGGCGAGCTTAGCGACGCGGCGTTTTTGCTTCACCCAGTTACATGAGCCTCGTGTCATACGACTAAGTTTGCGCTGTTCACGAGCTAAGCGTGGTTCCATTTGGCGATAGAAACGCGGATAGTTGGCGTGTTCGCCTGCGCTGGACACGTACAGTCCATGCGAGGCGTAATCCAGTCCGACGAACGATACGGGGGTGACGGGTTCGGGTGCTTGTGTCTCGTACTCGAACAGTATTGTCGCCGTATATTCACCTGACCTACAGTGCTCAACAGTCACGCTTTTTAGTTTCCAATCGCTTGGAATGTGCTTGTGCTGGCGGACGCGCACTCTACCTACTTTCGGCAGTTTGAGACGCTTACCTCCTTCACTGAGAACAATGTTGTTGCCGACCCTATATGTCGTGTATGTCTGGCGTGAGCGGTGCTTCGTCTTGAACTTAGGGAAGCCCACGCGACCGGGGGTACGGAAGAAATTCTGGTACGCCGTAGACAAGTGCATCTGCGCGCCGCACAGTGCGAGACTGTCTACCTCGCATAGGAACGGGAACCTGTCTTTGTATTGGGCTGGCGTTGGATTACATGTCTCGCCGGTGGCCTTGTAAGTAGCGATGCGTGTTTCAAGCATCTGGTTATAGATGAACCGTGCGCAGCCGATGGTGCGGTCAATTAACTGTGCTTGCGCTTTGTTTGGATACATGCGGTATTTGACCGCGCGACGCATTTTCACCTGCATACGGTTCACCTCCTCTTACTGGCCTTGGCTTTCAATGTATTTGCGGATTGTCTCAATGGGTGCCTACCTACGCTCCACTTAGCGGAATAACCGTTAAAGCTATGCGCTTGTCGTGCTTATTCCCACGGCCACTTTTGGGCGATGCCGCGCTCAAGGAGAGGAATCATGTTGAAAGCGTTATCGGTGAGGCCACCGAACGTCCATCGCAAGGGCCGTGAGGCTCCCTGTGCTACGGCGTATCCGTCGAGGTTCCACGTGAACACGGGAGTGTTCTCAGCGAAACTGTCGAGAACGTTATCGACTGAGCGGCCCCAAGAGTTCATTGAGGTCTGTTCGTCAGTCAAAATGATGACGCGATCATACGTTTCACCGTTCGCGTATGCGTACTCGATAGCGCGGTCAGTGTAAGTTCCGCCGTAAGAGCTGGGCATGGCTTCCGTTGCGCGCAAAAGGTCGCGAGTATCTACTCGAATATCCTTTGCGTTTTCTGCGAAAGCGACGACGCGAACGTTTTCGCCTCGGATAGAGAGCGCAGCCGCAAACACGTTAGCAGCGTCCTGACGAGTCAAACTAGAGCGCTCAGACAAGACGGCGTGCATTGAGCCGGACGTATCAAGGAGAACGAGAGTACGGCCCTTGAGTGCGGGAACCGCCGACAAAGAGGCGTTAGCTGCCCGCTGCAAAGCAGGAGCGAACTCTAACGGCGTGTTCTTGTAGGCAGAGTAGAACGCGACGGGGAGAGTACGCGAGGCGCGTGCTTCTTCACGGTCTCCAATACGCTTTGACACGGTGTCTAGCAAACTGTCGGGAACGTCCTCTGTTTCTGCGATACGACGCAAGCTCATGCGCAGCGCCGTGTAGCCCATAAAAGGAACAAGGGACTCCCACACGCTCGCGGGAACCTTACGCAAAGCGCTGGAAACAACTTCAATACTCAAAGCTGCTTCCTTAATGACCTTCTCGCTATCGGGGCCAGTTAGGGCCTCGATCTGCTTCTCAACAGGTAGAGACAGGAACACTCGACGCGCACGAATAGTCTCCAATCCCTCAGCGGAGTTGGCTTTTCCATACGACTCATCGAGGACGAGGCGAACAAGGCGAGACTGTGCCTCATTACGGGGGGAGAGGTGTACGAGGTTGATAACGTCACGCAGCTTGACGGTGCCTGAGTTCATACGCCCGTTCCACTTCAAGTACGAGCGCTCATTCAAGAGCGCCTTGAGAGCGTCAGACACGCCTCGACGCACACATGAGGGGACGTTTCGACCGTAGTTGCTCAGCCACCCGGCAAGGAAATCGCTAGTTTCATCCAAACGGCCAATGGAAGCCCTAACGATCTCGCGATTGTAGCCGGAAAGCCCAGCTTCAAGGCGAGCCTTAACGATACTCATTGCGACGATCATGGGGAAAGAACGTAGGCCAACATCTTTACGGAGCCAACCCACAAGCCCGAGAACCCATTCAGGAGAGTTCAATACTTCGTCTTTACGAGCAAGGTTCTGGACGCGCTTAATGCGGTCATTAGCGCTCTCGTAAAACGTGTCCTCATTTAGTGAGGTGACGGCAGCGAGAAACAGTTCGCTCTTAGGGGTGCGGGTATAACCCAAGGCACCTTCATGAGTGAGAGCAACGCGGTCTGTGGTAGCGACCGGCGTGGTTGCAGTGTTTTTAGGGCGAGCGGTTCGCGTATTCATGCGCGACATAATTGCCTCCATTATTGGCGTGTTTATTTAGAAAAAAGAGGTGGCGTTAGAGGAAAGACGAACTAGGTGAAAAAAACATATCCATCATGTAGTAACCCAGTTCAGCGCTTCTAACGCCACCAGCGGAGCGAGTGGGAGTCGAACCCACGGAACGAGTTGTTTCCCGTTCACTTCATTAGCAGTGAAGCCCTTTCGGCCACTCAGGCACCGCTCCTTGGGGTGCCCCCTCCCCTAAAGGAAAGCAGAGTCAGTATTGACAGCAGGGAGGGGGCGTATTGAGTTATGTTGTTGTGAACTGCGCACACCTGAATGATGTGTACCTAAATTGTAGGAGTGTGGCAGTTCGTTAAGCAAGCTACTTTGGTGTGAACTAGGCCACTAGCGAGCGTCGTTCAGGCCACGAGCAACCGCACCCATCGCACGCTTACCCCCACCACCAAGCAACTGGCCCACACCAAACAACGCGCTCGCGGTGAACCCAAACGCGCTACGCCACGTCTTACCGAGGAACCCGATATCGTTGCGCTTCCACGTGTCAGTAGTCCACGTCCACGTGCGCTTACGACCGCGAGACAGGTAGCGGGTGGCGGCGTACATGGCTGCTTGCGTGTCGTCATAGCGGCGCATACCTGTAGGAACCCCGTGTTCTTCATTCCATGTGGAGCGGTCGAACTCTTCCCCGGCAATCGTGATGTGTTGGAGAGTGGGGAAAGCGGCGAACATTTGCCCGATGCTCTTACGGCCCTCGAACCCGAGGTCAGGGCACACATACGACATGTAGAACTGCCATGAGTCGAACGACATGCGACGTAGGTTGTGCATCTCGCGAATCATCCGCCAGTTCGCGATAGGAGCAATGTTGCTTGACCGTACTGCTTCACGCAGGTACTCGGGGATAGCTTCAATGTCCCATTCCTCAGCGACCTTAGTCTGGTAGGCGACACCGTTGAGGATAACGAGGCCACCGGCCACTCCCAGACGCTTCACTCGGCCCCAGTCGCCAACCCACTGTCGCATATCCTGATAGATCGCGTCCTGAACACCATCAGGGGTGAGTTCTTGCGCGTGGATAGTGCGAGGCGTGCCCTTGTTGAACGAGAACCCGCCGTACTGGTTCGGTGTGACAGGGCTGGTGGAGTAGTCCCATCCGGGAGCGGGTGCCGTCACGTCGTTCATGCGAGCATTCACCGGCACGGGAGCGTCATCGGGAATGTCAGGCATGATGGGAGCCGGAGCGCTCACAACCGGCATGACAGGAGCCGCAGTAGGCTTAGGCTCTTCACCCCACCCGCCGACGGTTTCCACCTTCCCGGCGGGCGCAGTATCAGTCAGTGACGCGAACGCCGAGTCATCCCAAGCGTCCTCTTCTTCCATGCGCAACGGGTCCGCAGCGTCCTCTTCGGGGAACTCATTGGGATACACGCGGGCAAACAGTTCACGTTCAGCGTTCACTGGGTTTTCCGAACGGTTAAACGCCGCATAGAACTCAGCAGACGAGTACATGTACTTCGGACGCAAGTCTACAAGCCACTCTTGCCACGTCCCCGGATAACCGGCTTCCTTCACGACGAGGTTCGCCGCATCAGAGAGCTTCTGTAGGGTTGCAGCGGCCTCAGCGCGTGACACTCCCGCGCGTTCAAGGTAGCCAATGAACCCCAAGGCCGGGTCAAGTCGCCCATCGTCGAGGGACACGTCCTTACGGACAGAATCAACGTCCACGCCCGCGCGCTTCATGTATTCCACGGAGAACGGCCAGCAGTAGCCGTCCTCTTCGGCTTCCGCATACAGGAGGCCGGGACGGAACGGGAGAGCAGTTTTAGCTAACTGCTCGTCACCCTTCACGAGAGCACGCTCAATGTTCGGCCCGTTGAAGTCTTGCACGTAAGCGAACGCGCGCACCGTCTCAGACAGCTTGTCATGCATGAACCCATTCGGGGAACCCTGATTGAGGTACTGGGGGCGTTCCTTGTTGTAGCCGATAAACGCATCGGCAGCAGTCAAGGACGAGGCGAACGAGAACACGAAATTGTCCATGTTCCCCAGCTTCACGGTCACGCCCTGAGTACGGTTCAACGGGGGTACGAACGTTGAAACAGGAGTAGGAGCCACCTCATGTTGACCAATGAGGAAGATATCGCTCACGGCCTGCTCGCGGTTCTTATAGTTCGCGTTACCAATCGTCGTGATCTTGTCCGCGCTCATACGGATACACTCGCTGAACATGGAGGCCCACAAGTGAACCTCGGTGATTGAGTCCTTGGGTTTCTTCTTCTCATCAAACCCGGACGCTTCCCACGTGTCATAGCTGTTCACGTAATCGGCGGGGCGCGCATATTTAGCGAGCTGTACAAAGAACCGGCTCATCGACAAGC